TAATTTTACGGTGGTTATATCATGAGCATTACACACGCAAACTTTTTAACTCAAGTTAGAAATTACACTGAAGTAGATTCTAATGTTTTAAGTGATACTTTATTAGATCAATTTATAAGAAACACAGAGTTAGATATAGCTAATAAAGTAGACTATGACGATATAAGAGAGTATGTCACTGCTGTCACTGGCACATTAAGATATCTTAATGTACCAGATGATTGTTTAATCATACGTTCAGTGCAGATTATAAATAGTAGCACAAGAGATTTTTTAGAAAAAAGAGACACTTCATTTATTGCAGAATTTAATCCAACAGATTCTACTGGGCAACCAAAATATTACGCAAATTGGGATGATAAAAATTTAGTTTTTGCTCCAGTTCCAGATCAAGCATACGAAATACAATTGAATTATATAAAAGATCCAGAACATTTTAATTCTACCACCGATACTTTTTTATCACAACATCAAGAAGCTTTATTATTACATGGGGTATTAACTGAGTGTTTTAGTTATTTAAAAGGCCCAACTGATATGTACAACTTGTACAAAAGTAAGTATAATGAAGAAATACAAGATTTTGCGTTGCAACAAATGGGTAGAAGAAGAAGAGGAGAGTATGATGATGGGGTACCAAGAATACAAGTCGCTTCTCCTTCACCTTAATATAAAAGGAGAGAAAATATGGCAATAACAACTAGCGTAGTATGTAATGTATTTAAGACTGATGCACTAAAAGGAGTTCACAATTTTACTAATCCTGGTGGTAATAGTTTTAAATTAAGTATGTATACATCAAGTGCAACTCTTGGTAAATCAACGACATCTTTTACATCAGATAATCAAGTAACTTCACCCTCTGGCTACACCAGTGGTGGTAAAGCTTTAGTAGCAACTACTCCAGCTTTAAGTACTGATACTGCTGTTGTGGATTTTGCTGATTTATCTTTTGTGGGTGTAACACTTACAGCAAGGGGTGCTTTAATTTATAACGATACAGCTTCTGGAGATCCAGCTGTTGCAGTTTTAGATTTTGGTGGAGATAAAACAGCTACTTCAGGTACATTTACAATACAGTTTCCAACAGCTAATGCGTCAGATGCTATTTTAAGAATAGCTTAATAAAAGAGGTGTATTGTGACTACTAGAACATTTACTGTTACAGTACAAAGTGTCGGTGGTTACAATAAATACTTCATTGACGGAGTACAGCAAGATACCCTTGTATTAGCTGAAAACGGAACGTATGTATTTAATTGGTCTGCTGCTACAAGCCACCCATTAAGGTTTTCAACAACTTCCGATGGTACTCATAACAGTGGCAGTGAGTACACTACTGGTGTAGTAAAAGATGATGGTAATTATCTAACAACAATTACTGTTGCTGCATCAGCACCAACTTTATATTATTACTGTCAATACCATTCAGGTATGGGTGGTCAAATTAACACAGAATCTGCTACCTCATGGGGTTTATTATCTTGGAATACAGGTACTTGGGGTAATCAAGCTGATGGGGGCTTAACTGTAAGTGGTGTTTCTGCAACAAGTGCTGTTGGCTCCGTTACCATTGATGCTGTTATCAATACTGGTTGGGGTAGAGTAGGATGGGGTAAATTTGGATGGGGTATTGGAGGTCAAGTAGTAGCATCAGGTGTTTCTGCAACAAGTGCAATAGGAACACCTTCATTTACTATAAGTGGATCAACAACAGCAACTGGTGTTTCTTCTACATCAGCAGTAGGATCAACAACACAAACAATTATTCAAGAAATAACAGTAAGTGGAGTTAGTGCTACTAGCTCTGTTGGTAGTGTAGTAGTTACTCATACTGGATTAGTAGCACCTTCTGGAGTATCAGCAACTACTAATGTAGGTAGTGTAACTATAGATGATAGATTTTTAGTTGGCTCTGGTTGGGGTAGACTTAGTTGGGGTAATCAAGTATGGGGTGGTGCTTACGCTGTAATACCAAGTGGTGTCAGTGTAACTTCTGCTGTAGGTTCAATAACAACTGTTGCTAATGCTATAGTGAGTGTTACTGGAGTATCTTCTACAAGTGCAGTAGGCACTATTGCAGCAATTTCAGCAGATGTGTCCTTAACTGCATCAGGTATTGTGAGCACTTCGGCAGTAGGTTCAACAACTCAAGAAATAACTTTTGGTACTACAGTAACTGGAGTGTCTACAACTAGTTCTGTAGGCTCTGTAATTGTAGCACCTAAAATAGAAGTAGATGTAACTGGTGTAGCACTTACTAGCTCTGTAGGAGCAGTAACATTTACTATGACTGGTTCTGTTTCACCTACTGGAGTATCTTCAACTAGTTCTGTAGGCTCAATTACTCCTATTTCTACTTATAATGTAACTGGAGTGTCTACAACATCAGCAGTAGGCAGTCCAACAGAAATAACAGGTACTGGTGTAGTAGATAATGTGACTGGGGTGGTATTGACGAGCTCAACTGGAAGTGTAATAATTATAGCATGGAACAAAGTTGATACTGGTACGCCAGTAACTTGGACAAAGATAACAACAGCAGCATAAAGGATAAAATATGGCTTCTTCATACTCAGCAGATTTAAAACTGGAACTCATGGCTACTGGTGAAAACGCTGGTACATGGGGGGATAAAACAAATACAAATTTAAACTTAGTACAACAAGCAATTGGTGGTTTTGAACAAGTAACCGTTGGTAGTGGAGCAACTGTTGCATTAGCAATGACAGATGGTACTATATCAAACGCAAGAAACATGGTTGTAAAAGTGGCTACTGTAACCTTATCAGGAGCCACTGTTTTAACTGTACCTGACAGCATAGAAAAAATGTATATATTTGATGTAACAGGTGTAACCAACCCAACAAACTTAACTATAAAAACAGCAAGTGGTTCTGGCTTTTCTCCAGATCAACAAAAAATATATTTTGCATATGCTGACGGAACTAATATTGTAGAGATATCATTAGATAGTTTAGGTGGTGCAATAGGCACAGCAAGTTTACCAACAGTAACTGTAGCAAAAGGTGGAACTGGTTTAACATCTTTAGGTTCTGCAAATCTACCTTTAAAAGTAAATAGTGGTGGTAGTGCATTAGAGTTTGGTGCATTAGCAGTAGCTGGTGGAGGAACTGGTTCAACTTCAGCGTCAGCAGCTAGAACTGCTCTTGGTCTTGCTATTGGTAGTGATGTTCAAATTTATAATGCTGATACAGTTTTTAAAGATGTAGCAAATACTTTTACTGCTGGTCAAAGAGGAGCAACACAAACTGCAAACGCAACTGGCTCAACTACGCTAGACTTCGATCTTTATCAGAACTTCGTCTTGACTTTTACAGGTAATGTAACTTTAGCAAATCCATCTACGGAATCAGTTGGTCAAGCTGGGGTGATAATGATAATACAAGATGGCACTGGAAGTAGAACAATAAGTTTAGGAACAGATTATGAAACAGCAGGAGCTGGTGGTTTGACAATATCTACTGGAGCTAATGATGTTGATATAATACCATATTTTGTTCAATCAGCTAGTAATATTCTTCTTGGTTCAGCTCAACTAGATTTTGGATAAGGAGTTTTAAATGCCAGTCAATCAAGGTTCAAATTTTAATTTCAACACAAGTAATCCTTATAATTTTGATGATTGGGGTGGTGTAGGACAATCCCCTATGAGTGGTACGAGAGGCACATATGCTGGGCCGGGTGGTCATATGAATTTTAGATACCCTAGTACAGTTTCTTACACAAGTGCTTCTGATGCTGGTAGAAAAGTTTTTGGTATGCACCAGAAAGCACCAAGATATATGGCAATAGCAAATGGTACAAGTGTCAATGGACAACTAAGTCAATTACAATCAGGAGGAGCTTGGTTTGGTTGGGATTCAGGTGGTAGAACTATTTTTAGGTTTCAGGGAGACAACACCAGTTATCAAACTAGTAGTCCAGGTTATATTTATCCTGCTAGTCCTACTAATCCACCTTTTGTTATACTAGATTTACAAGCAAGTGTTCCTGGTGGTTCTGCACCTGGTGTTAACCTTTATCTGTATCATGGACAAAATGCTCAGTTAATAAGACAAATGGGTTTTGCAGCAGACAATGGTCAAAATTGGAATGTCTATCATGCTGGTTTTGATGGTGGTGGTAATATAAGTGCTTGGGATTTTGAACCTATAGCTGGAGGCAGTAATTACCAATTCGATCAGGTAACACAGTTTTAAAAAATATTTGTATTATAAGATAAATCCGTTATATTTTAATAATGGAAAAAAGTAAAACTGCTGAAAATAAAGATAATAAAAAAATAACAGGAATGTTTAGTGTTCCTCTTTTTGAAAAAGATTTTATTTTTGATGAAAAAAAAGAATTTATTGAATGGACAAAAACTGTAGGTGGTAGAAAAATTAGTAATGTAGGTGGTTTTCAATCAAAAGATTTTGTTAAGATCAAAAACACATTAAACTCTAAATTTATAAAACAACTTACAAATGATGTAGCACAAGCAATTCAAGCTTATGGTCCTGGTAAATTTCAATTAGCATGTACTGCCATTTGGTCTAATATTAATGGACCTGATTCATGGAATATTACTCATACACACCCAGAAACTGATTTTACAGCAACAGTATATTTTGATGTTCCTGAAGATAGTGGTTTATTAATTATTGATAATACAGATCATGTAATGGCTTTTCAAAGATTTTATTCTACTCCTTTTAATGTTGATTCTGTATTTACAAGATTAAAATATACTCATTACCCTAGAAAAAATAGTGTTGTTATATTTCCTGCTCATTTACCTCACTCAGTGACAGCAAATAAAACAAATCAAGAGAGAATATCTATATCTGCTAATTTCAAAGTAGTAAGAGAAGATGAAACACAAATTAACAATAGTTAAAGATGTAGTACCCTTACATCTATTAGACTTATTTAAAAAATGGTCTATAAGTTGTGAACAGTGGGGAATGGCGTATCCTATAAACCATCCAATAGAGGAAAGGTTTTTTAAACTGAATGTAATTAATAACGATGGTAATACTATAGAAAAAGCTACAGGTGCAGGAATTGCTTACGCTATAATTTCTATGATACACGAAAAATGCAAACTTTTTAATCCTGAAATATTATGTTGTGGAATAGGACTTAGAGATAAAAATACAAAAAGTAATATGCACACAGATCACAAACATGATTTGCCAGAAGAGATGAATGTAATGAAAATTTTAGGTCTTTTAGAGTCAGATTGGAAAGAAGATTGGGGAGGTGGTTTTCATTGGGATGGTAAAGATTACTATGCTCCACCAGGTTCTTTCATGATTTTTAATCCTAGAATACCTCACAAAGCTGGAGAAATATATTGTGAAAAAAAACGCTTTGCTGTCGATTACACTGTAGCGTCAAGCACTCCTTATGTGTTACAATCTCCTTATAATTAATTAATTATAAAGGAGATAAATATGTGGGCTTTAGTAGATACTAATGGTGATAATAGTATTACCGAGGTTATATCTGCACCTAAATCAATGACAATTGATGATGTAAAGCATCCTAAAGAGATTTTTTCTTTATGGTCTGAGAGTGAATTAAACGCTGTACGATTGTTTACGGTTGTAAGAGCAGATACTGGTGACACTAGATTCAATGATTGGGATGGTGATGCAAGTTATGCTTATGATACATCATCAAAAAAAGTTAATGAAACTATAAAGTTAGTTGACAAAGATTTAGCTAATTTTAAAGTTGAAGCAAAATCTTCAGCTAAAGAAGATGCGTATGATAAAATGAGACAGTTTGACTGGTATGTGCAAAGAGTAACAATGGATAGTTCAAAAACGATTCCTACAGCAGTCACTGATTACTGTGCAGCAATACGCAAAGACTGTGAAGATATCTGTTCAGCTATTGATGGAGCATCTAATATGACTGAAATGAAAGCATTGTACACTGATACTGTAGTAGATGGTAAAGTTACAGAAGTTGCTCGTGTTAATAGATGGAGTGACGATAGTTCAGTTATTGATCTAAAAAGATAGGGCTTTTACATGCCTTTAAGAGAAGTAAATATTGCACCAGGAATTAACAAACAAGTAACTCCAACAGGAGCAGAGGGTAAATGGATTGATTGCGACAATGTTCGTTTTCGTTATGGTTATCCAGAAAAAATAGGTGGTTGGGAGCAAACAACAACAGATACTTTAGTTGGAGTAACTAGAGAAATGCATATTTGGGCTGATACAACTGGAAGAAGATTTATTGGCATAGGCACTAATAAAGCACTTTTTGTTTATTACGATGGAGCATTTTATGACATATCTCCTCTTGGAACTGCCTTAACATCTTGTACTCTTTCATCATCAAATGGTTCAGCCTCAGTGACAATAAATAAATCTGCTCATGGATTGATAGAGGGTGATTTATTTTTATTTAGTAGTGTAACCTTACCCGGTGGAGGAGCAACTGGTTTTACTTCTATTAATTTTACTACTAATACTTTTCAAGTAATATCAGCTACATCTGACACTTTCACTGTAACGATGGCGAGTAATGAATCTGGAACTGGCATGAGTGCAACTGGTAGCGTAACTGTTACACCTTATTTTAAAATAGGAGATGCTTTTCAAACTGCTGGATATGGTTTTGGAACTGGTAGATGGGGTGGAGAAACTTTTCCTCTTGCTTCAGATACTTTAGATGGAGCATTATTAAACGATAGTGCTGGAACTGGTGGTTCAGGAACTACAATTACTTTGGATAGCACAGCTAATTTTTCTGCAACTGGTGGAAGAGTGTTAATAGATAGTGAATTAATAACATATACTGGTATAAGTAGCCCTAATCTTACTGGTATAACAAGAGGTGCTTTAGGAACAGCAACAGCAGCACACAACGATGGTGCCACTGTTATTGAAGCATCCACTTATGCTGGTTGGGGAGATGCAACAGATGAAATTGTTACTATTTTAGAACCTGGTAATTGGTCATTAGATAATTTTGGTGAAATATTAATAGGAACTGTAAGAAATAACAAAACTTTTCAGTGGAACCCATCCACTTCTAATTCTTTAGGTACAAGAGCTACTGTGATATCTGGAGCTCCAGAAAAAAGTGTAATGACTTTAGTATCAGATAGAGATAGACATTTAATACATTTAGGAACAGAGCCTACAATAGCAAGTGGTAGTCAAGACAAAATGTTTATTAGGTTTTCTGATCAAGAAAGTTTATCAGATTATACTCCCACCTCTACAAATACTGCTGGTACATTTAGAATAGATAACGGAGCTAAAATTGTTGGTGGAGTAAATGCTGGTTCTTATAATTTAATTTTAACTGACACAGCTGCTTATTCTATGCGTTTTATTGGACCTCCATTTACATTTGGTATTGAACAAGCTGGAGCTAATTGTGGTTTAATATCTCAACATGGAGTAGTAGCAGTTAATGGTGTAGTGTATTGGATGGGTCAAGCTGGTGGTTTTTATATATACGATGGTACAGTAAAAAAATTACCTTGTTCTGTTGAAGACTTTGTTTTTACTACAACTGATGATGGTGACTTAGGTTTAAATTTTGATGCTTCTGATGTAATATTTGCTGGTTACAATTCTTTGTTTGGTGAAATAAATTGGTTTTATCCGTCAGCATCAACTAATCAAATAAATAGAGTTGTAACTTATAATTATTTAGAAGGAGTTTGGACAATAGGATCACTTGATAGAACTACATACTATGACAAGACTGTATTTGATAATCCTTATGCAACTAAATTTAATGAAACTAGCACACCTTCCTTTCCAACTATTCAGGGAGTAACAAATATTAATGGTGCAAGTATTTTGTATGCTCATGAAAAAGGTAACAATGAAGTTAATAATACTGATACAACAGCAATAGTAGGTAGTATACAAAGTGGTGATTTTGAGGTAAATACACCTGATTTAGGAACTGGTGAATTTTTTATTAAAGTAAGAAGATTTATACCAGATTTTAGAGCTTTATCAGGTAATGCAAAGGTAACAATTAATCTCAAAGATTTTCCTAGTGACACTGAAGCAAGTAGCAGTTTAGGACCATTTACAATTAATTCATCAACACAAAAAGTGGATACAAGAGCCAGAGGCAGAGCAGCTAATTTAAAAGTAGAAAATACTGCAAGAAATGAAACATGGAGGTATGGAACTTTTAAAGCAGATTTACAAGTGGATGGTAGGCGTTGATGTATGGATGTAAAAAGAGTAGTAAGTTTTGATCAAGGGATAACTTGGAAGAGTGATCCTACATCTAATCCTTATGCTATTGTTTTAAAAGCAATTAAAATATGGAGATTTACAAAAACAGAAAACAAAAAAGCTTTTGCATTTTTTTCAAATATTATAAAAGACAATGCTCAAGTTTTTAAATGGGGTTTACAAAAACAGAAATCTTTCAAAGTATTTTATCATAATGAATACTGTTATTTTGAAGCACCAGATGATATAATATATAAAG